TTGTAGATCAATTGATCATACAACGGAAAGGTGTGTTCATTAACAAAGGGTTTTAAATCATCCCTTTCACAGATCTTCATCAACATAGCCGAATACTTGTCGAATACTTCCTTTCCATGATAAAAGCACTCCATTAGTGCCGATCTTATTGTAGCCATCATTTGTTCCTGTTTAGGTATCGATCTCGAAACCACAGTAATCATCAAACTCTTATGAATTGAGTCCATTTCGAGTGGAGCTACATAACAATTAAATCTTTCATCAAATTTCCAAATTCTTTTAAGGAAACTTACTTCATCCATATGAATGTAAGGCACTGATTCAGATTCTTTGTCAGCCATAGTATACCCAATTCCAATCTCTTTCAATCCAGACTGAATACTGGTATGTGTAAACCATGGTACAGTTGGTCTAGCTCCAGCGGCTCCATCGTCGCCATAAGTAGCTAATTTTACATGTTCTCTAAATTTAAGAGTTCCATTTCCTTTCTTGAGAAATTCCTTAATCAATTCAAGATCTGGTGATTCTTTATCCTGCTTCAAACGACGCAAAATACTAAAGAACACATAACGCATGTAAAGTGAGTGCACAATACAATTTATAATAACTGTAAGTGGCTGACCAGAGGGATTAAATCCAAAAAATTGGACCAAATCCCCATTGACATCTACTACCGGGTAGGCAATATCTAATGCAATCATATCAATTTTATGTAGATGGGAAGGGTCTACATACCCTATGTGCAGTTTCTTTATAATTTCAAAAGCTTCAAGGATGAATTCTGCAAACATTCCTTTATCAAAGGCAACAAAATCGCCAGCAATCATTCGTTCTTCAGTGAACTCAGTAAGATATTTTCGTATCTCATCCCAATCTTTAGAATGGCAGTTTACACCAACCATTCCTTCAAAGATAAAAGAGTTCTTTTGGAACATTCGAATGAATGTTAACAAATACTTTCTCACAACAAGTGACCAGGGTAACGGTGACCCCGCAAACATTCTTGTCTTCTTATCGTGAAATTTTTTCCAACTAACAGGTTCATCTTTCAATGCACCTGTAAAAACTGGATGGTACTGTTGACCATTTCCATATTTACTAATGATAACTTTACACTCTCCCATAATGATTTCATCAAATTCAATTTTGTCTTCATCTTCTTCACATGGGTGTGAAAAGTACTTTTTGGATTTTCTAAAAGGAGCTCCAGCACTAGTGGATCGGTTAACTTTATCTAAAAAACGCACTCCATCAACACCGTTGATGGTACTATGCCAATCCAATTCACAGAGTTCTTCAAAATCTTCTTTACTAACATTATCTATAATCTGTTGAAAATAATCATCAGAAGCTTCTTTTAATAAAGATTTATCAAACTCTGCTTTTGGTTTGATGATGGGTTCCACAGCTTTACGCCATGGTTCCCAACCACTCATAACCGGTTTGGTCCATTTGCTCTCAATACCTTGAGTTTCAAGCTCATCATGTATCAGCGATTTAGCAACCATAGTCTTAGGTTTGGTTCTAAAGCCTTGAAAACTTCCAAAAACTTTAGCTTCACCATTCTGCAAATATCTAAAAATAGATTTTTTGCTAAGATCACCCAAATGTCGAGCAAATCCAGGAGCAGAGATATGAATATAACTTGCCTCAGCGGCATACTTACAAATTTTTTGCTCTGCTATAATAATATCTTCCAAACACATTCTAATTGAACCAATTTTTCCAGGAGATCCAAGTAAATGAATTCCTATAATCATTCGTCCAAGTTCAGTTTCTGCGATGAGAGGAGAACCACACTCACCTTTTACGGTGTCTTGGTTAACAGCACCCATCCAAACTTCAAATTCTTCATTCAAAGTAGGATCTACGTGCATAACTTTCTCCAACATATAAACATCAATCAAAGATATACTCCCGTCCAATTCTCTAATAACATATTTACCATTCATTTTGGTATTTAATGTATGTAGAGGAAAGAGTTTAGTTATATCTGGTACGAGCGGACGACCCTTAATATTAAGATAAATTAAATCTGAATTTGGGGGTCTATACCATTCATCACTACCGACTACAACGGTGTTTCTGGAACACACACCTTGATCAAGACCATTTGATATTTCTATCAAAATTGATCCATCATCTCGGATATGAACT